AAATGCCCACAGACTTGGGATTTGTGGACATTAGTTAGAGACTTTGATTTTGTGTTAACTTACTTAGAACAACAAAAGAAGAAAGAAACAGACAAGAACTTTACTCTGGCTAATATGGTTATGGAGGAGAAATATGGCAAATAAAGAGGCACCTATAATTGATGCAACAGTAAATCCGTTAGTAGAGGAATGGGATAAGAAATATCTAAAGTGCGAGGTGTGCGGTAAATTTGCGCACAGCTTGCCGATATTAGTAATCATAAAAAAAGATTGGTATTATTATGCAGATGTTATTAGATGCTCTGGCTGTAATAAGTTCTTTAGTATCAAATTTAGATATTATGATATACCAAAAGAGATAGACGATAATGATATTAGAGAGCGTATAAAGAAGCACCAGCATAGTGCGTTTTCTTGTAGAAATTATGACCTGTCAGAGATTAAGTTAGGCAAGATATGCACACCTAGACAGGATGAAAATTTTGAGCAGTTTAAAGCTAGATATAAAAAGTTTAGACAAGATTATTATGAAGGAGTGAAAGATGAAAAAGATAAATCAATATAAGAATCATATACTTGGTGATATCGCAATGGCTCGCAGGGCTAAAGGTTATACACAAGCAGAATTAGGAAAGAAAGTAGGGTTAAGCGTTAATAGAATATATGCAATAGAGGGAAGTAAAGATGTCAAACTATCTACTGCAATTAAGCTGCTTAAAGCTCTTGATTGCAATCTAGTTGTGGTTAAAGGTCCAGATTTTGAGAAGGGGAAATAATATGATAACAGCATTATATGTATTTGCTTTTATAACTTTTTTAGCGGCAATAAGTATTTGCTTTATGGATGCCAGAAGTGATTACGATGACGACGATGATGACTTCTGGGATTAAGTATGCACAAATGTTTATGCTGCATAAAGTTTTGTAAATGTCTGACGGATATCACTAACTTTAAAGTGCCACTGTCAGAGGCTTCAGTGCAAGGAATATGTAAAAATAATGGTGGTTATAAATATGCAAATAAAAATATTTCTTGGACGAGAAATTTAAAAAACACTTGACAATCTTATATCTTTTGTGATACAATATATATGTTCACTACGATAGAAGATTTAACCACCTTACGGTCGTAGTGAACAATATGACAATTTAGTAAGGTGGTTTTCATTTATAGTAATCGCCAAGAAGAGCGGCACCCACCCTCAATAAAGTAAATGGGCATAGAATTTCTTGGCAGAAAGCAATCGCCGAGTCTGGTGCAAGCGACCAGTTAAAAGTCAGGAGTTACGCCCTGAATCGCCGAGGAGCTAATAAAAATCTTTGTTGCTTTCTATAGCTCATAAAGTCTGTATCAGTCAGTTATATTATTATAATATTAGTAATAATTATTTAGATTAAAAATAATAATTACAACGCTCACTGGTGCAACGCTTAAGATAATATATTGTATAAATAATTTGCTATAATAATAGCAACGGAGTGGTGGGCAGATTAATGCCTCTCTAAAACCCCAAAATATCTCTCCCACTCCGACAGATTTCCTGCTAATAGCAAGCCAATAATATGGCTGACAAGTCAAGGAAAATTGCTAGGGGAGTGGCTTGTGGTTCGCTACTGAAAACTCGGTAGAACGACATTTGCAAAAAGGTTAAAACCTTTCTCCTCTAGGCTGATTTAGGTGCGGCTGTTTATTATTTTCAGCTTCATAGCTCGTTCAGCGGAGTGCACCGAACCGCTGACAAGTCCGCTGGTGCTTGCCCCACAAAACCAGCAATAGATTTAGGTATACTAACTTATTGCGCTTACGGAGCTTTAGAGATATCTCTAAAACACTGGCAAGTCCGTCAAACTTGCGTAAGTAAGGTCATTAAGCGTGATGAGCGGTGACGCGAACCTACCTCCCCAGGGTAGGTCTGCAGATGTGTCTCACGACGGATGTCCGTCAAGCATCCTATAGATTTTGTTCCTTGTGCTCAAGTGAGAGCGCTGGGCTAAGGTCCCAGAAATGTGAGTAGGACTCATAAAGCCGCGAACATCGGCGTAGGAACAAAAATATGGTCGAAAGCACTAACTGCAAAGATAGAACCTAGACCATAAAATCAACTAAAAACAAAACCAAAAAAACTTCAAAACCCCCTGGGCTAATAACCTAGGGGGCTTTTCTATTTCTTTGCTAGAAGTCTGTGAGCCTTTGTCTTTTGTCTGGCCTCATTTAGCAGCGCATCCAGCAGAGAGCGCTTTCATTTTTCTTCAGTCTTTGTATCTAGTTCTGCGACCTTAACCCATTTCTTGCCAAAGGTCATATTGTAAGCAAGCACTAAGCCATCAATGACAAAGTTAAATAGAACCTTCTTTAAATAGCCAAAACTTAGCGTATTTAAGGTTTTTATCTTGCTTGGCATATACTCATCCCAGATTGGTCCTAAAACCTTTTCTACAAGGATTTTCTTGCTTTCGCCGCTTAATTCTCTATCATCGTCTTCAACTTCAACAATGATAACGTTTACCAAAGCAACGAACTTTTCCCACCAGAAACTGTTAGAGCTCTGGGATGCTGCAACTTCAAGCTTCTCAAGCACTTCTTTTGCTTTATCTGATTTAAAGATAGCATTAACTGCTTCTTTAATCTTTCCAGACACTTCGCTGAATTTCATTTATTTCTTCTCCTTATAATATCCCAAGCCATCTTTATATATCTCTCAACAACTCTGATGTCGCAACTTATACTGACGCCTTGGTTTAATTTTTTTTCAAGAATCTGTTTTATTATTTCTATTGTTTTCATACCAACTGTTAAGTATTTCCGAACACTTCAGTTATTCGCTTTTTCCGAACAACTCAGTTGGTAACATTTTGTAACCAACTCAACTTTTTCCATTTTGGAAATAACCACTTACCTAGGAAAACTCGGCAACTCATAAGATTTTCTTACAAATTCAACCATTTTCCCGATATCAGCAAAATGGTATTAAATACTAAATTCTTTATGGTGTTGCTCGCAAAAGGTTTTGCCTTCTTCTTTGTTTTTACACATATAAAACCTATCGCAACTTAAACAAATGCTAAATAATCTTCCGTCGGGCATATTAACCCTCTTTAGAGAATTGCAAGCAACAGGTTTTATGGTCGCTATACACTTCACAAATATATTTATGTCTGCATTGTTCGCAAATTGTATCTTCCATAAGCACCTACCAAATACCGCTTTGCATTACGCAAGCTAAATAATTTGCTCTACTTTTTACTTGAGTTGACCATTTTGAATCAAGCATTTCTTTTGCTGCAGTTTTATAATCTCCTTTATCCAAAGCAGCAAGCATACGCTTAAATTCCATTAATTTTGATATCCCAATGTTAAAGCACATATCTACTAACACATACTGTCTGGCCTCACTAAGAGTATTATAGCATTTAACTGCATTCTTCACTTGCTTTTCCGCGATTTCTATATCTTGCTGCAAAAGCAATTCTTCTACTTCTTCGCTGATACCGAGGTCTTCTATATTATGTCCTACCCCAATAGTATATTTCCCAGCTGGGCATTTATACATCTGTAAACTGCTACCTTCGTGTTTTCTTAATAGTTTCTTCACTTTATCTAAGTTCTTCATAATCTCTCTCGTAAAATGGCCCCACCAGAACTCCTTTCACAGACCGATGGGGCTTTAACTTGCATAGGCTACAAACAGTATAATAATCTTTTATAGCTTTGTCAAGAGTGCATAGCAGTAAAGTATCTTTTTAGCTTATCTTTGGGTGCGTCCTCGTCCTCTAAAAAGTCTTTAGCGAGTGAGGCATAAGTATCTACTGTTCTAGTTGGCTTATAATAATCGCTATACATCATATTCATAGCCACATAGAAGCAGTTAGGATTTATATGCTCAAACTCTTTGTGGGACAAAAGATAATCAGTTGTCTGCTCAAGAGTCCAATGTTCTCCGACGGAGCCATCTTTATTGTGCATCTGGGATACATAGTGCTTTGCTTCTGCTTCAGATAAGCTTGAGTGCTTATAGATATTCTCTAACTTATCGTCGTATTTCTTGTAGTATGTCGGGAACTTCTTTTGTATCTCGTGCATAATCTCAGACAATACTTCTATTGCCTGGTCGTTCTGCTCTTCACTAGCAGTTGTCATATAGTGATATAGTTCTTTAATTGTCATCTTTCTTGTCCTTTAGATAATTCTCCCTAATATATCTCATACACTTAGCAGTTAAGTTATTGCCAAACTTCTTACCTTCTGGTGTGAAAGCAAGCCAAGCAGTAAACGCTCCTGCGATAAATGATAAGTTCATATTAGTTACCACCTGTAGTTGCTGCTTCAGCAGGGATTAACTGAGGTGCTACATAAGAAGTCCTGCTAAGAGAGTTAGAACATCTAACTGTGAAGTGGTTAGGATTCGTTCCGACTCTGACAATATATCTGCGTTGCGTTCTAAGCTGGTCGCTCATTACATTGTTGCCACAAGGTTTAAGTAGCGGATATGTCGTGTCGTTCATAACAATCTCTACTGGCAAAGCAGTGCCATTATTAGCAATAGGCTGAGCAAGATACAAGCCAAAGGTTTCGCCGTTGTTAAATGTAGTAGCAGGTATTGTTATCTGCACTGCAGTAGAATCCTCATTTAATGCGATTGAGGTAGATACTATTAACTTACAAATATTATTACAATTACACATATTTATCTCCTAAATAAAGGGGGAGTGATATTCTCCCCCATATTAGACTAAGCGATTACTTGAGAACCGCAAGTGCCTAACGAGTTAATACCTAAGCCGTTGATTACGGCAGAGCTAGGGCAAACTGCGCTAACTCCAGCAAGGTTCGGTTTAACTAACATATTGTTCTGTATCGCTGTTAATTGTGCAGTGATAGGAGCAATTTGGTCTTTGACAAAGAGTTGATTAGACAAGGTTAAGTTTTCTCTTTGAGCGTCGCTTAATCTATCTCTCAATTCTTGGATTGTCTTTTCATTTATCATTGCTCTGGTAGCATTACCATCGGCATAGATAGATGCTTGTGTTGCTGCAGAAGTTGTAGAGATTTGATGTTGAATATCAGCAAAGTTCATCATCTCAGTCTTTTCTGCATCGCAAGTGGCTCTGTAGTTTTGGAACCCGATATCGCCTGCTGCACCGTTAAGTGCCCAAGGACCCCAGTTTCCACCGAAGCCAGGGAACACATTACCATAGCCAAAACCGTTACCAAATAAACCGCCTTGGCGCATAAATAAGAACAGTAATACCAAGAGTATCACTAATCCAGTAGGGCTAATGCCGCTTTTTGTTTCTTCCATTGTATTATTCTCCTGTTATTTTAGTTTAGACAAAGCATCTCTGTAAGCCTTTAGTGGGTCAGTAGCCGAGGATTGCTCGGTAGTTGGTCTTCCTAAAAGATTACGGATGTCTTCTTGCACTCTACCTATGTCTACACCGCAGACTGAGGCTATTTTTTGCACAACTGGATTTTTAGCAAGCCCTCCAGTATTAGATAGAAAATCTTTCGTCACGCCGAAGTATTGTAAGGCATTTAATATATCTGCTCTATTATTTATCTTATGTGTTCTTCTATAATCATTTATCTGAGCAAGGCCATTATCAAGCAGCTTTTGTTGGTTGCTGTTCAGTAGTGGCTTTATTAGGTTTAGTAGTATGTTCGCCATTATGTTTTACCTCCGCCTTTAATTCGGCTATCTGTTCGGTAAGTGCTTTAATCATAGCAGTCTGTTCTTCCTGGATTTCTTGCACTGTCTTCTCTTTCTTCAAGATACCAGCCTCTTCCAGCATCTTCTTATACTGCTCACACTTGTCTTGAAACTTCTTTAGTAGTTCCATAGTATCTGTATAGTGTTTCATAATCACGCCGATTTCCTTGCGACCGAACTGGTCAACTTGGTATATCTTTTCGTTCTCTAAAGCGCATAGCATTGTGTAGTTAAAGTTATTCATATCTCACCTCGTTAGGTATCTAAGATAAGATAATTAAATAAAAAAAGAGCCCTATTTGATAGGACTCTTATATACTTCATTTAGGCAGACGGTTACTTAAAGATTTGTTTTGTTATCTTAACTCTAGCTCTGTGTAGCCAGCGATTGATTTGTCTCTGGTCAGCTTCCATTGTATCTGCGGCTTCCTTGAGAGATTTGCCATATAGGTCAACAAGTTCAACAACAAACCGTTCTTCTCTTGATAGACGGCTATTGTTTAAGACCGCCAATAATTCTTTAACATTTAGATTACTGACGGTCTTTTTATATTTCCTTATTATAGGAGATATCTTCATTTCCTTCTGCCACCGCCACCACGACGGCGAACTCTTCTAACTTTACAGGCCATTGTTTCCTCCGATAGTGCTGCTAGAGATAACTTGAGAACCATTATCTGCTGTTATGGTATCTTCTTCCACAGGAACTACAAAATACATATAACAGCAAGCAACTAAGGCTAGGCTAACTATTAAGGCTATACAGATATGCTTAACACACTTGGTAATGGCCTTAATTGCCTCATAGCGAGCTTTTTCATTAGCCAGCATATATTCTATCATCTTGTCTTTATTTATTGTATTATAGCGATAATTCTTCATTTTGTTAATTGTTTTATTAGTAAATCTAATGTACCTTGCATTTTTGCAATGTTTTGATTAGTCTCTGACAAAGTAAGTTTAACAGACTCAAACTGCTGGTCAACCTTAGATGATAACTCTTTGTCATTATTCTTAAGAGCAGTAATCTCAGCTTTCATAGAGGTAATTTCTTTCTTCATACTATTCACCTCTGGCTCTAAAAGTTCTTCCTTAACAGCTTTCTTAACTCGAATATAAGCAAAAAACGCGCTTAATAGGCCTACTGCACCGCCGCCTATCGCGTAAAGTCCATTGTTATCGGTCATAATCATCCTCTTCTTCTATCCTAGTTAAGCCATAAAACGCGGCTGCTTCTTCAAGACTCTCAAAGTTATCCCAGCCTTTATTTATAACCACTTGGCTTTGATAAACAGGCACTTCAATAAGGTTGCCTTCTTCGTCTTCTTCTACGGTGCTACCTACTTGTACTTGCTCACGGCTCTCGGTATGCCTGCAAGTTAAGATATCATATCTTTTTCCGTCTTTGCCGATATATTGCCCCTCTTCACTTTCTACTTTTTTATATACAATAGGTTCTTCCATAAATCACTCCCTAACTTAAAGTTAATTGCCAATTTTTATTAAGGGCAATATCTTTATCTTCTGCTGTCAAATCGGCAGTTCCTGTTGCACCCACGCAAGATAATGTTTTAGTCATAGCAGGTTGTCCTCTGAACCAATAGACATCATTTACTTTGATGTAAGTTTCATTAAGGTCTATTGAACCCTCAAAAGGAGCACCACTATTCCAAGCTCTGCCTAAATATACTCTTTCAGGCGAAGCAAACGTTTCTCCGCCTTCTCTTTCTTTAGTTCCGATTAGTTGTAGTGTATCTTCAGAAGTGCCACAGTAAAAAGAAATATAAGAAGAATTTATAATTGCTCTAGCGATATATGTTTGTCCTAATTGTAGATAATTTTGTGCAGAATAAATTTGATAATTCATTCCAAACACAAATAATGTTATTCTTCTTTGAGTTGATATAATAAAACCATCAGCAGTTCCGGAAAACCTGATTTTAATTAACCCATTAGACTGTGTTAATTCAGAATTAGGCATTGTGAATTTAACTTGATAGACGCAATTATTTGCAGATGAAGAAGCAGGGAAAGCCATTGAAGTTCTTAAATAATCACTATCACTAAACCCACTAACCACACCATTATTAATAGTAGGACTACCAACAACTTCATACCCGACATTATAAGGCAAATCATTAAACAGTTGCACGAGTGCTGCTCTATTCATATCAGTATAATCAACTTGAATTTGAGGTGCGGTTGCATAATCAAAAGGTGCTTCGTTTGATACTCGCAAAGATTTTAAAGCAGGTGTAGGAGTTGCCTGCGTGCCATAGAACCTAAACAACTTTCTGATATCGTTAAACCTATCATCAATATTTACAGGTTCTAAAGCAGGACAGTTATTCATTACAAATGTTTCATGTTTGTTATTGTTAATTTTAGGGAATTTTTTTAAGTTAGTTAGGTTATATGCAGCGGTATCGTTGGATGTTCCTGACCCTAAAGTAATACCATTTTCTACTGATAATTCTTCAATTTTGGCATTATTAATCATACCAAACGTTTCATTACCATTATTATTTTTGATAACAACTTTTTTAACAGGAACTTGGTAGAAAGATATATACTCCCCTGAAGCATAAGTGGTATTTTCTGCTTTTAACACAGGCAAGTATTCTAAAGAAGAACAATAAGGAAAAGAAGAATAAAAACCAGAGTCTGTAAATGTGGAAACAACTCTATAAATTATTAAATTATTTTTAGCGGTTAATGCTTTGAATAATGTATTTCTAAAGCTAGAACTTCCAAGTAAAAGAGCAATTTTAATTGGATTTGTTAAATTAAAATGCTCCCATAAAACACCCTGCCCTTCCGTTCCGCTTGCGGCTACTCTTCTACAACGGAATTTAGTTATATTATTCCCAGCCGTTGCAGGTTCTATCCATATCTTGTGTGCTTTTAATGCTTCGGGGGTGGTAATATCATCGCCTGTGGTAATACCTGAAGTTGACCAAGTTATATTGCAATTCGCACCGCTTGCGTAAGTTGTGCCATATTGCACACCATCAATATAAACATTATATCCACCTTGACACTCGGCTACAAGGCCTAAATTGTCATAAGCACTATAATCTGCTTTTACACCTACATACAAAGCAATACTGTTTTCAGGGCAGTCTTTGCGTATGTCAGACCAGTCAGACGGTTTGCCAGTCCAGTCTTGCTTTGTAACTTCTGCTCCGTTAAGATAATATATACCGTGATGTATCATTGCATCGCCGATATCTGTTCCATTGGCATAATAAGTCTTTCTGGCCTTATACATAGATTATTCTTCCCCTTCGCAAATATTTATGATTGCATTGTTTCCGTGGGCTTTAACATACATATCACCAGACGGAACTTTTGCAATAAGCTGGTCTCCATAACCAAGCATAATACCGCTATCATCTGTTGGTTCTGCAGCGGAATTATTGAATGTCACAGGAACATCACTTTTAACCTGGAAGTAATATTTCTTATCTGAGTCAAAAGTGAAAGTATCTGATATGGCGGTAGAAATAGCTTCGCTTAATGCCACCCAATCTCCGCCTTGTATTGTTACATCTGCCTTGTTCATATCTATTTTCTCCTTAATCTCTTAATTGTTCTGCTAAATCTTCTATTTCTTGCGCTTTGGTTTTAGCATAATCGCTGGCACTTGAACTTTCCGCTAAAATCATTTCTCTCTGCCAGCGGCACATATTATACTGATGTTCTAAAGAAGTAACTTGTTCTTGTACAGTAGGTACATAAGGTTCATTTTCCACTACTTCATAATATTCACCTTTATCTTCAATATGAGCATTGTTATGGTTGCACCAAATGGCTGTATCTATATATTCTTTATTTGTATATTGTCCTTTGTATAATTTCTTTCCTATCATAATTTTCTCCTATGAAATATATCCTTTAACTTCCCACCAAAAACTTCCATTAGAATCAACTGCTTTTGTAAAACCTGTTGTAGAAAAAGCAGTAATATATCTATAGTCACCAGAAGTTGATGCACCATTTCTATAGTCACCAGAAGTTATTGTATAATTGGTGTCAATCATTACTTTTAAAAATGTAACAGTACCAGTAGAATATCCACCTTGTTCACACCAACCACTTCTATATACTCTATACCAAGTCGGGTCTGCTTGTGTAGGAGCTTTATAACTTATAACATAATCTATATTTTGTAAAACATTACTTAAATCTGTATCTGCTTTATTAGTAAATCTTAATTCACCAGTAGCAGATAAATTATCTAAATCTTTATTTGCTTTGTTCGCTATTGTGGTTTCTATACTTTGTTCTGCGGCCTGTGCTATTTGTGCCCAGCCTTTAGATGAATGAGTGCCACCAAGTGGAGAAACATCAGCATCGCTACCTTCAGCCCATTTTTGTGAGTTAGTTGCAGAAGTAGAAGCGTTATTTGCATATCCAGATGCTTGATTTGCGCTATTAGAAGCAGCAGTTGCATAATCACCAGCATCACCAACAGCATCATATATAGAATCTATAATCTCACTTGGGTCTATATCTTGCCAGTCTTCTGTCTTAACACATCGAGAAACATCCTCAGTAAGTTCTTGTATTTGCATACAAGCCTTATCAAGCCCTCTTTCTATATCGTTAGACTTAAATGATACCTGCTCAGAGGTTTCTAACTGGTTTCTAGGCGTTTCTCTTATTGCATAGATATAGTCTTCATTGGTAAGTGGAGATGGTTGTTCTTCTGCATTTTCGTCTATCTTAGGATACTTTATCTTACCACCAGTGATATTGCCGTTGGAATCTGTTGTTAAATCTATAAGCTCGTAGTCTGTGTTGAGTTCTTGTTCTTCAAATGCACCAAGGCCTTTTTTTACATACACAACTAAGTCTTCTTCTCTACCAATACGGAAAGAGAAAGAGAACTCTGTAGAAGTTCCGTCACCTTGCATTACAGCAGTTTTTCTTGTTGTGTTTTCTATAGCCATATTATCCTCTGGAGGCAGTGATAGGTGATACCCAATCTAATTTCTCTTCACCGACCTCGTTATAATTAGTTCTAAGCGCATCTGCTTTAGTAGCGTTATATAGTGCTAACATAGCATTTGTCTTTTCTAAATCTTTTGTGATATACATACAAATCTGGAAAGCAAGACCAGACACAAGTGCTTGTATAAACTTAGCGGAATATGTATTAGTATTAGAGTTGTTATATACATACTTAATATACATATCTTCATCACAATCGCAGATTATGTAGTTTTTATTCTCTGCAGGGAAATATCTTATATCCCAGTCAGTAGATTTATAACCCTGCTTACGCTCGTGCTTTTGATATACATCTTTAATAAGAACACAGTTAGACGGAATAACATAAACATACTTCTGGTCTTCTGCATATTCGTCTGTACTGACTTTAACAAGCGGCTGTTCTACAACGGTGTGAGACCAAGCACCGTCTTCAAGTAATAGATTAAGCGCTAAGTCATAATAATTCTTACAAGCATTAGCCTGTAAAGAGTTATCGTTAATACTATTGATACCTTCTTCACCGATTAAGTTCAGTGCTTTGTTGCATATTGTTGTTTGTGTTTCCGTCATTTGTATTCTCTCCTGCTTTGTTTATAGCATTTTTATCAGAGTTTTGCAATAGTTTATACATTCTTATTTAAAGACAAAGCTTCGCTTGCATTTTTAAATATATCACCTATCATAGAAAGTAGCCCTTTAGTCTGCTTTTGCTCAGCAGTTTCTTGATTAGGCTTTTGCTGTTTAACTGGTTGCTGTGGTAATTCCATTTTGTTTCCAGATATATTATTAATAGTATATTCTTTACAAGTATTAACTTTATTTCTATTATGTATCATCTGGTCTACACATTGGCCATAGAGTCTTAAAGCATCTTGCTTATTATTATCTATTGCAGCTATTTCTTCTAATGTTTTAGGCAAAGCGACCGTAACGATTTTTCTTCTATCATTACCTTTCGATTTAGTCAATATATATTTGTCCATTTTAGGGTCCTCATCTCCAGGAGCACCTTTAGCAACAATATCTAAAAATTCTTGCTTTCTTATATCTGCAGGCCAATAATGTGCCATAATACCTATTTTAATCTTCTCATTGTCACTGTAAGTAAAAACGTTAGTTCCTCTATTCTGTTTTACATCATCTATAGTAGGATTCACTTTATCTTCTATATATCTAAGGTTGAAAGATGCTATTTCTCTGGCCATTTCCGTCCCAGCTTGAACTAATTGCTCATCAGTTATTTTGCCTGCAGCATAGTCTTGCTGTAAGCTTCTCTTCCCTTTTTGAGCATAAGTTAATAAATCTTTTTTAGACCAATCTACTGGTTCGCCTTTATTTGCTTTAACCATAGGCAAATAAGCTTCTTCATAAAGGCGTTTAGTTATTGGAGAATCGAATTCTACTTTATATCCTTTATGGTTTCTACTATATTTTTGAGTGTTGTCAAAATATCTGCCAATACCATTAGATGTTAAGCCACCGAACATAGTCCATACACGCTTTTCACTATCATCCTGATAAAACATCTTATACCCTTCTGCAGTTAACAAATGATTCATATAGTTATCTGGCATAGCATTATCGACTTCTGGTGCTATATGGTTTTTATTGCTATTAAATATGTTTGACATAAACTCTCCTAAAACATTCCATTTATCGCATCTTCTATATCTTCTTCATAATCTGATAACTGCTCATATAAGGCTCTAGCCCTTGCAGTAACAGTATTATATATAGCATATAGCGTAGGACCAATAACTGGCATAATCTTATACGCGTGCCCTTTGCCTTTTGTTGTAAGCTGTCTAAGAGGCGGAGCAAACTTCTCAGATATCATAGAGCCAACGCCTTCCCTGGAAAGAACATTAACATCATACTCATTTATAAAGAATATTTGCATAGGATGATATATCATAGAATCCTTTATGTTAATAGGCTGTAGTTTAAGCATATTCTTTACGGCATCTAATGGAACGCCAATCAATACTGACATAAAGATATAGCTTAGTATAGCCTTCATGCCTTCTAAGAAATCTTTATTAAATGCGTCATTTATATAAGATAGCATAGCAGAGTTCTGCTTAATACCAACAGTCTGCAGAGCGAATACGCTAAGCTTGCCAAACCCATCCAGGCCATTATACATCTCTGGCACATTAGCAGAATCAATAGGTTGTTGGTCTGCAAAGAGAGAAACAATAAGATATTTAGCGTCTTCTCCGGCTTGGCCGCCTTTGTTTATTTTGCCTTCTTCTATCGCCTTTAATGCCGCATCTAATCTCTTAGGACCGCTATAAGCAAAAGCGTCTTCACATCTCTTTCTAAGGCGCTCATACTTAAACCCTTCTTCACCTTTTTGCATTTTTACAAGAGCAAGTCTAATTTGCTCAAGAGTTCTATTTTTCATATTTGTATCCATATATTGGAACATAGACAATTTCATAGCAATACTTGTTGCTTGGCTGAGGCCAGAAGAAGACACGTCTCTTAAGATATCATTTAATGGCTCTAAGTTAAGATTATCTATTGTTACCTTGTCTTCTGCAAGTTTTGCTCCTAATGCTTTAAAAGCCCTATCTTGGAAGAATGTAAAACCATAATTAAGCCCAGTTGTTATTATTTCTTCCATCTGGCTTAGGGCTGTTATATAGTTAGTAATAGTCGTAAGAGTTATGGCAGATTTCGTAATATCATAAATTGCGTTGTTAGCACCAGTTCTTTGTAAATATCTGCCAACAGCTGTGAAGAAAGCATCCACGTCTGTAGAATTTCTTTGCTCTTTTCTATATATTTCATCAAACTCTTCATCTTGAACACCACTTAAATCGGCATAACCTAGCCCAGCAAGTATCTTACCGATTTCGCCTGTCTTACTTTGGTTTGGACCGCCTCTAAGATTCTTGACAGTGTTCTCTGGGTCTTCTCTAACTTGCCTACCAAAGAGCGTTCTGACCATAATTGTTCTATTTGCGTCTTTGATATACTTTGTATAAGCTTCTATAGGGTCTTCATAAGCGTCAAGTATATCATCATCAACCTTCTCAATAACACGTGAGTGGGCAAGTGTGATAGATTCGTGTTCGTTTCTGGCATAAGCAAGGCCATTAAGTCTATCGATTTTATCTTGTGCTTCTTGAGAAGATAGATTGCTATCACCACGGGCTCTTAAAATCTTAGTTGCATTATTAGCAGCAGACAAGCCGAACTTCTTATCTATAAGCTTTCTATTGCTTTGTATAACATACCTAGGGAAATAGTTATTTACATAAGTAAGGCCAGTTAAGCCATAATCTTCTACTAATTGCCTATACAATACATCAAGAGTATTTAGCATCTGAACAGTATAGCCAAATGCTTCTGCGCCATCTTGTGCCCCGAGTTCTTTTACTAAATATGTTCTTATAGAATCGCGAGATTCGGAGTTAATTAACAATTTTTTAAGTCTTCTGTAGAAATTCTTTTTAATGTTAACTTGGTCTGCTTCGCGTTTGAAATGATTGCTAACAAGCTTAGATAAGTTAGTAGCAGGCACAAGCATCTCTTTTGTATCTTTATTATATTTCTGCTGAGCCCTGTTTATAACTTCACCAAGCTGAGGGGATATCTTATTAGCTCTATCAATAAGAGATACGCCAAGACCTTTGGCCCAGCTCCAAGTATTATAAGCTTTGTTGACTAAATCACCAAGGTTATTTATACCATATCTCTTGGGATTAAACTTTTCAACTAACTCTACGCCTTTGCTATACAAGTCGAGCAATCTTTCATCTTGAGTTGTTTTTAATGCCTGGTCTACAGTTAAAGCATCATAAAATGTTGTTTGATAAGAAGACACTGGTGATTGAGCTGGGTTTTCTTGCAATACAAGATTAACTGCCTGTGCCCTCATATCGTTAATAACTTTTTGGAACAATGCAAGAGATGATGTATAATCTAAAGTGCCAAGCTCAAGTTGGGCTTTATAAGAATCACCTTCTGGTATCGCATATTCGTCAATAAGCTGTATTGCTCTATCTACAATTTCCTCCGTAGTATTGTTAAACAGCATACCTTCTAACTCAAGAGCACCATCTATCATTTTACCAGGAGTAGTCGGAACAAATAAGTTCTTTATAGAGTTAGAAAGCTTATTCTTCGCTTTCTGAGACATTTGATTATACAGAGAACCTTTTGGAGAGTGTACAACACCCTTAATATCAGAACTTAGATTATTTAATATAGCATCTATTTCTTGAACGCCAGTAGAACCGTTCATCGTATAATCTATAATAGCCTCTACTAATGTTTCTTGCTTTGCCACATCAGTTACCTTTTTATCGTTAATTCTGTCTGGCATAGCATCGTTTATCATCTCTGCCAATTTCTTAATCTGCCCTGTGCCATAAGCAAGATTTGCAACCTTGTCTGTAGCAACTAGGTTAAATCTGTCAAATATAACTTTACTAAGCAAGAAATGCTGCATTTCGTGAAATCCGGTAGCACTATTTAGGTCTCTTACAACAATAGTATTAGTATCTGCATCATAAACACCTTTTATTTCACTAACATTAGAGTTCATTATTTCTGCAGCTTTGGCTCTAAAATATTTACTAGCTGGGCTGTCTTCTCTGACTGCTTTATCTATAAATTTAGTTTTAGAACTTCTGGTATCAACAGAGTCAAATAATTCTTTATTTTTATTATATTGCTTAGCCTCTTTTTCAAGTTCATCAGATAAATCGTTTTCTTTGCTCTGCAGTTCTTGCTCTTCAGCAATCCCTTCCTCTGTAAACAATCTAGAAATATACTCTACATTTTCTAACTGTTCATCGGTAAGCTTGGGATATAGTTTATTTAAAGCGTTTTCAAAAGCCTCGTTAATTTGGTTTCCTTTTAGCTCTCCGGTATTAAGGCTAAACATATCTGCTATTTCTTGCATTTCATAGCCTTGAGAATACAATAAAGACATTGTTCTGAAATCGTCTCTTGTCAATTCGCTACCGATATGCCATCCAAGTTCTGAATACATAATATTTGCTAGTATGGAAGCTTGGCTGTCTAAAGCAGTATATAAACCTGTTGTGTCTTCTAAGTTGTCATTGCCATATAACTCCATATTAACTTCTTGGAGCATAGCAGCATTATTATCATTTACGCCTTCATCAGCGAGTAGTTTAATCTTAGTTAGAGTTTCTATCGCTTTTGCTCTGGCAGAAGATATATCTTGCTGAGCTGGGAATTGGATAGCAGAAAGAATTGGATTCTTTAGCTGACCAGTAATATGTGCAACTGGTAAAGAATACACAGTAGGTTTAATTGATTGATAAAACTCGAGGGGAGACATACCAGAAAGTAGCATAGTATCTCTCATAACACTTGTTAACTGCTTGGCAAACGCTGCAGATTGTTTTCCGGTAGGGTCAATAGAAGCGAAATCTCTTACTATAGATTGCTCTACAACTTCCATTTCGGCGTTAAACTTTTCATTAGCGTCTTTGCTTGTTAAGCGTTTTATAATCTCTGTGCTAGCATTAGGATTGACGCCTGCTGCAGATAACATTTTGGAAAGTTGCTGCTTACCTTCAGTTTGCATTTGACCGAACAATGCCTGCTGATTATTAACTTGCTCTATAGCAGACATAATTTTAGCAGAGAACTCGCCGGTATTAGCTTCCCTATCAATTATCCTCTCTACTGCTTCCCAGCCTTTTTCTAATTGTTTATCAGTTATATTCTTATTAGCTTGTTTGGCTTTTCTTTCATAATCTTTTTTAAGCTCTTGGAGCCTTTCTTTTTGCCAAGGTTGCAGTTCTTTTTGTTTTTCTTGTGTTTGGCTTTCTGTAGATTGTTGCTGAAATTGTGCTTGAGGCAACGAAATTTTGCCAGTGTCTGCATCCATTTGCTCTTCTGCTTCTTTTTGGCGCTGCATAGCCTGTTCGTCTCTATATGTAAGAGCTGCAATTCTTGCTTCTCTTTGACTACCAAAAGCATCACCTGCGGCAAATACTAAAGAGCCTACTGCGCCGCCAACAAATGAAATCATAGCATCTGTAGCAATTTCTGTGAACTGTTTCTCTGTGAGGCCAGTGATATTTGTAATAACATCACCTCCGGCACTTTGTATAAACTCTTCAGTGCCTTCTTGTAGACTGTAATATAAAAGATTTCTAAAAGACCTATCGGCAGTTAATATACCATTTAGAGCTTTCATACCTAAAGCCATTTCGACTGTAGCCTCAAAAGCGCCAGCCAATGAGCCTATAGCGTTTGCAGTGCTTATACTCTTTCCTTGAGCAATAGCCATATTTCTAATATCTACAGCCTGATTTACGAAGGACAAGCTGAACACTGCAGAGTTGCCGACATATCTACCTGCGTTAAACAAAATAGGTGCTAAAGTCTTATATCCAGCAGTAGTAGCCCTTGTTGCCATCGCAGCGCCAGCCATCCTAGGAAGCAAGCTAGAACCGCCGAACATAAAGTAGCTAGCAGCCACATTACCTGCCATTTGTGATACGGCTTTTAATGTATCTCTTTTTGTTTTATAATTACCGAAAGTATATTCATCTGATGTTATACCAGATAACATATCCTGCTTAATATCGGCAAGAGACTGCACTTTTCTATTGCTAGCTATAGCTTGTTTATATTGTTCTAAAATCTTTTTTGCATCATCGCTAAGCTCTGAGCCATCTGGATTTCTTAATTTATTTACATCTAGAAACTCTACTGCATCTTCCTCTACATCTTGGCCAAGATAGTTTGTTAATGCGTTTAGGGCTTCATCTGCCGCTTCCCTGTTGCCAACTACCATATGGTCAAATATATCATTCTGCCTAGTTTGATTAACTATACCTGGTATTTGAGATATTGATGTGACAAAACCTGCTCCAGTAGAAGACGCCCCTTTAAAGAAATGCTCTATTGCAAACGGTATAGACCAAGCTTTTGCTTCCATACTCATATCTGATGCAATCTTCTGATATTGCTGAGCCATAGCACCAGATATTTTAGAATCTTGTTCTATATTATCTACATTCGATTTAAGAGTGCTTGATGTTGTGCCACCTACGGTAAAAGGAGACTGCACGAGATGGGCATCGCCAGAACGTTTTGTGGCAGCACCATTCGCGAGTATCTTCCCTTGGTGATATATAAACTTAGGATTATCTGGGTCATTACCGCTAATATATTCCATAAAGGACTTTGGCGAAAGACCAGAAAAATTACTGCTAGCGTTATCTTTTCCTTCAAGTTCATTTAAAGTTTTCATTTATTATATACCACCTGTGGATAATTTTTGCAAGTTATATAAGCCAGAGAAAGTATTCTGTCTTCTAAGCATATTTTCAGCGTCTTGATTGGCTCTTTGAACATTGCTGTAAGCCATATTAAATCTATTAACAACAGTTTTGTCAGGTAATTGAACGTTATTACGTTCGTTATATGCTTTTTCAAACGCTTCAGAATTTTGGAGATACGCATTGCGTTGCGCATCATCTAATAAACCGTTATAGAAAGTGAATCTAGAGAACGCTTCTACAATATCGTTTCTCTGGTCATCAGTTAAATTATTAAATATTGCTGTCTCAAGATTTATAGGGGTAGTTGAGTGTCTATTAATTATCTTGTTAAAAATTTCCATTTTATTAGCATCTCTTGTAAAATTAGAAATTGCTTTAACATTAGAATAAATATTATCTTTAGCACGGCTATAGTCTTTAAACGGTCCCCAGCCAGTAATTTGTGTTTCCCTGTCTGCTTGACCAGCTATATAGAATAATGCGTCTTTTACTCCTATATCTTTTGTAGAGAACCAATTTTGTTCGGCCCCGGACCATTCGTTGCTTATAATACCCTTTTCCATCATCTGCTCTAGTTTGAGAGTCAAATCTTGGTGTTGTTCTTTTAAGAAGTTTTTATAGCTAGTATCTGCTTTTGTAACCCTAGCGTCATTTAACATTTCTTCTACGTGGTTTAAAAGGTTATAAATATCGCCTGGTGTAACTGATTTAAGTTTACTGAGTTGGTCTTTAACAAAAGCATCTTTATCAAACATAGCATCTTTATTAACATATTTGTCTTGCAAGATGCCCATATTTCTTCTTTGATTAAGAATGTAATCCTTATCAATCATAGCGGCATAATCAGCTTCCATCTTTTCTTGTTCTGACACGCCTGAATTCTTCGCAGTTAAAGCATTTGCTATAGCGACATCTCTTTCTTCATCAAATAAGTGTGGTGTCAGTTTTATTATGGCTTCCTTATTCACATTGCCATCTTTAGTTAATATTCTTGGGTCTGACGTAAATATTAAATGAGATAGCATACCGTTTTCTCTTTGGCGGTATTCTTGAAGTCTAGCAGGTTCAGACATTCTGTCTCTTATAAATGGATTATCCAATACATTTAAAGCAGTTTCATTACCATATTTTTGGGCAACTCTATCTATTGTATGCGTTAAAGCGTTGTCTATCTGTTTCTTGCTCATTGTTTTTGCATAATCTGCTGGCATACCGTGGCTTAGATAGAAACTCATAGAATCGTTTACTATCTGCTGTAATTGGTTATCTAATTCAGCACTTATAGAATCAGCCCTATCTTCCGGTGCACCAGAAGCGATAAAGTTATCTACTGCTAGAGAAAAGTTTTCATATGCAGTATCTTGGGCTGACTGGAAGTTGGCAAGTTCAACCTTCTGAGTCTCTTTATATAAGTGCATAGAGTTATGCTCTCTAAGATTGAGATTATATCCACTAATCTTCTGCTTAGCCTCATTAAGTATAGAAGGGCTAACACCAGATGTAGATTTGTTAAATCTGTCTAACGCTTCATCTTGAGCTTTATTAAGATTGCCAACCGCATCTATTGTTTGCTGGCCTTCTGTTTGGCTAAACACATCTTTAGCAGCAGTCATTTCATCAAAATAGACTCTCATAGCCTCATTCACTTTGGACTTATCAGAGTTAATTTTTAATTGCTGAGCGAAAGCCCCAGCAGCTTGCGTTAATCTAAGACTATCTTTTAAAATTGGTTCTACGGCTCTTGAGGCATCAACTGCTCTGCCTGGCTGAGACATTGGAGCTTGAATTTGTGTTTGTTGTTGTTTTATTGGTATAGCCATAATTACCAAGTCCTCCAAGGCCTATTATATCCATCTGTATAAGTAAATCCAGAAGTAGTTCCAATATTCGCAGAAGTAACTCCACCTTCCTTCGGTGACATACTTCCAGCTGCTGAAGTTAACATACCAGTTATTATGTTAGAGAACATACCCCATCCGCCAGCGTATCTGGCCTGCTGTCTAGCAATTTTTGCTTGGGCTCTGTAATAAATTGTCTGTAAGTTAGCCTGCCTATTCATTTCGAAAGATTTGAGATAAGCATTCATATTAGCTGTATAAGCTTCTGTTTCAGTTTTTCTCGCTGTGTCAGCAAATAGCCTTTTATCACCAGTGGAAGTATCTGAAAAGCCGGAAGCTGCGTGTGCTGCTACCTGTGTGCCTTGTATCTGTCTGCCAGTATCATATATATTAGAAACCTGATTGCCAAGTTCTAAATTAAGATACCTATTATTTGTAGCAAAAGTATATTGAGAAAGGTTGGCTTGCGTGTCGAAAGAATCTGCCTGCATTTTAAACGCAGACTTTTGTAGCAAGCCACTCTGTATAGAACTAAGCGTGTTAGCGCCAGCCATTATTGCAAAACTTATAGGGTCAAATGATACCGCCATATTACTTCTTATCTCCTAGTAAAATATATATAAAATGTTCGACATTGTCAAGAGTTTCTTCACCGACTTTTTTAAATCCTAAAATCTCTGCTGCTTTTATTGCTACAGAGTAAGATTGCATAATGTGAGTATATATACCTTTGTAGCAATATGTTAAATATTTACTGAGTAGCGTTTTAATAGCCTTAGCATACGCTATTTTGTGTTTTTCTACTTCCTTAGTAGTTAGCAACCAGAAAACGCCTAAACCTTCTGTATTAGTGTGTTTTGACAAACCAGAAGCGAATAACACTCTTTTGTTATACTTACACACATAAGCCATATCGCAATCTTTAACAAGCTCTTGTAAATAACCGGCAGTTGAAATAAGTCTACCTTCCTTGGCAGCAATAACTTCTTTATAATCTTCAGCCCTCATATTATTTATAAGTTCTTCTAAATCATAGTTAGTGATATGATAGAATACTATTTTACTTACCGCCATAGTCTGTCTCCAACAATACATTTTCTATAATCATCGGATACGGTTTATCTTGCACAAACGACACTCTAGATGAACCATCGTATCTAGCAGGAATAAGAACGCTTGCTTTTCCTGTGGTTAAAGCTGTTTCATCATCAACATCTGCCCATACTGGCTGGAATTGTATTTCTTGCTTGCTTTCTTCCTCTACACCTATCTTAAAGCCATAACTATCTCTATAGAAGCAATACACTTTAAACGGTCTCTTTCTATTGTAAGTAGAGAAGGTGCCGTCTCTGTCCTGAATCTCTGGGGACAGAAGTGTAGCAATGGAGGTATAAGATAGGCCAACGGTAGCATACTTCGTGGCATTACGTAGGGTAACGGCACCTCCAACGCCAACCTCCGACAAGTATATGTCTGTGCCATCATTTACGACTACTTTGTCTCCTTCTTGGAAAGATGTAGAAACAGAAGAAAAATCTGTATCAGAAGAGAATGTTAATGTTGAAAACGAATATATGTTTCTGTTAAACATCTCTATCTGTTTGCCATTATCTGTGTCGCAGGCAATATATAAATAATCTTTACCTAAAGAGTCAGATATAGAACACAAATTAGTAATTTTATACTTTGGATGGCGCCATATATACCAAGCCGCTATATTTTGCTCTGGGAAGAATTTAAAAACAAAAATATCGCCATCAGATGTTAAGAATAAGCATTCTTTTGTATCTTGTAAGTATTCTGTTGTTATTATATTCTTATCGTCTAGTATTTGTTCTATAAGAACACTTACATCTGTTGCTTCCCATCCATCTGCTTCAAGAGAGTATTTGAATGCTCTTACAGTATTGTTAGTCTTATCCACAAACAATATAACATCACCGCAGAATATAGGATTGCACGGATTAGAGCCGTGAGCAGATATTTGCTTAAGATACTTTGTTGCCTGCGTAAGTGCTCCACTATCTGAACCTATACCGAATTCGCCATCTGTAGTAAAAGCGAAGAAACTACGAATACCGATAAGATTTTGTATATTATTTATTTTATATCCGAGTAAAGACATAACAACAGGGTCGTCATCTGCTACTTCTATCGGTTCATAGAAATCCCAGAAATCATTTATTCTGCTACCATATAGTGTATATCCTTTAGCGAAATATAGCCTGTTCTGATAGAATCCTATTGCTGTAGGGTATCCGTTATAACTAGAGAACTCTGCGTCGCGCCATTTAGCAGATGCCGCAACGTTTCCGACGTCATTTTTTAGAACATCTACGGTTGCTATTCTTGCGCTTGTAATAGCTTTTACTTTATAATAACTATTAACCTCAAACTTATCAACTGCAAGTTCTGCAGAAAACTTAGAGTCATTATCTTCAGATATATTGCTTACTACCATTCTAATTAAAATAGTTCCTTTGTCTGAAACTATCTTTCCTGAGGTGTTATCATTAGTAGTTGAATAGTTAGAATATGAAGAATTCTTTCTATTAAAAAATGTTATCCACGTAGCTCCGCTGTCTGTAGAGTAATCTAACTTAATCTCTCCTGACCAAAGACCTGAAGAGTTATACCTCCAGTTGCCATCACTTTTTAAAACTTGTACAGTTCCAGTTTCTGTTGTTACAGTAGATGTTGTATAACCTGTCCTAGTTGCGTGTATATAGTCTGCTTGTATAATATTTCTTATAGCGAATGTATCGCCTATGTCTACCTTGCCATCAGTTGTTCCGTATTTAAAGAAATCAAAGTTAGAAGTTGCAGTCCAGACATATACAGGAATAGGATACGTTTCAGTATATGTTGTTAAATTAGACTCGATAGAATACTGTTGCGCTTGGTGATATGTAGCTTTTAAACTCCAAAAACCATAGTAATATTGCTTCCTTGTGGAATAATCAAATGGCTTTTGATAGAAAGCTGTTTCCCAAGTAGCATTTATTGTGTTAGAAACACTATCATAAGATATTTTGCTAGAATCGCCACGAGCTACAGCTGCGCTGTATAATGAAGACAATGCTGTAGAAGCAGGAACAGGAACTTGATAAGTATAGCTAAAATAACCTGAAGAATGGTCACTCTTGCCATAATTAAAACTGTATGAACTTACTACATAATTGCTATTTACTGTTAATGTGCCAGTACCTGTTTTTGTATGCCAAGTAGAGTCTTCAATACTATCAAAAGATGTTCCTGGCGTCTGTATTGTTAAAGAATTATATATACCGTTTTCCACTATAATATTTATTTTGTTATATATTCCGCCATCAGTACTGTTTAAATTGAATTTAATACCATTTGTAGCGCTTGTTAATTCGCATACAATATTATGCCCACCAGTTTGATTAGCATTAAAATTATTTACAAAAGAAGACCTATTAAATTCTAAAGTATCATCTCTAAATATAGTTTCCCAAGTGCCTGTATTATTATTTCTTATTCTAACAGTTACGTCAGAGAAAGTATCACCAAACGTTGGTGAAGGTAATGTAGTTTCAAAATAGTAATATGTAACAGTTGTCTGCCCATTAGCAGCGCTTACGGCTATTGTTTTGCTTTCATCATCATTTTCTTCAGATAATGGAACGATTTCATCTTTAAAATTAAATTTTTCTATAGACCATTGTGTAAAATCTTTTGTTAATCTTTTTATTTCATAAATACCTTTTTCATAAGTTAAAAAGATAATATCGCCAGATTGAGTGTATTTAATATCGTCAGAACTAGAAAGTTCTATTTCAGTATCGAAAGAAGCTGTTGCTGTGTGTATATTTGTCTCTTCATCTCTTACATACACTACACAGTGATTGTTACTGAGCTCAAGAATACAAGTTTCGCCAGCTCCAAAATCGAATTTTAATAACTTAATATTTTCGCCGTAGCTATTTCTATATGTATTGGAAACCTTAATAGTACCAAATATGTTTTCAAAAGAACCTATTGTACTAAATCTGATATTAGTTGCTTCGGAAAACCACTTTCCGAACTTATCAATATCAGACCTAAGCCAGAGTCTCGGACTTACTAAACCGCCTAAGAATGATAGATACTGAGTGTTATTTACCGCCATCTATTTATCCTCACTGTTGTCTTTTAACTGATTCCTGAGTGCTAATATCTCTTCTTCCTCTTTGCACATCTTAATAAAGGCGTTAGGCGATACTAGCATAATATCGTTATAAATCTTCTGCCCTGCTGCTTGGAGGCCATTATTGAACGCTGCGACATTGCCCTTTTCAGAGAAAGCGTTTTCAAATGTTTTGCAATAGCCGATAAGTTCAGACATATAAAATCTAAAACTCTTATCTTTAAGAAGTTTGGCTAAAGCCCTATCGTGCATAGAACTTATGATTGTTTTAAACTTCGCATCTTTTGTCTTATTGTCTTGAAACATTTGCTAAACTCTTCTCCCTTTCTAATTGTATATGTGGGTCTTCTGGTATTTGACCTCCTTGCTGGAGTATTTGTTGCCCAAGCAAGTTATTAGGTTCAATCTTAGCCTTAGAAGCATCTTTTGCAACTTTCATTTGTTGTGCCTGTAATTCTTGTTGCATTAAAGCTTGTTGTTGTTCTGCTTGTGCTTGTCTCATCGCTTCTACGTCTTCTCTACTGCGTATCTTAGACATATTGCCAAGTCTTTGAGCGATATCAATCACTATCTCGTCTTCATCAATATAATCTAATGCGGCAGGTTTCACTTGAGCAAGTTGAGAAATATAAAGTATCAAATCTTCAATAGAGCCGACTTCAGCCATACGCTGTGCTTTAGCGATAGATGATAGGAACTCAATATTTATATCTTTGTAGTTAATACCATCCACTCCAGGGAAAGCACCTCTGCGGACACAGATATCTATGACTCTGTCAAAAATCGCTTGCAAACCATTCTTGGCTTGTAAATAGATAGGCGCTAAGAGTGTCATCTGCTCATTTGCAATAGCCGTAACCTCTCTTGCTGTCATATTGCCTTTGTTCTGCTGGGCAAATATCATTAAGAGGTCTGCCATAGTCATCTTGCGTATCTTATCAAGTAAGCGCGTTCTGGAGTCTTCAAGTTCTGTGATATGAGGGCTGACTCTAAAGATTTCGCTTGCAACCTTTGTCGGGTCTTGGTCGGTATAAAATCTGGCACCTGGTAATACAGGCTTCCTGCCTAAATCTGTGTGAAGTGCGAGTGCAGGATTTGCCAAGTAAGATTTATTGATGTTCAGGCATTTAGCGGTATATTGCAATTCTTTGACATCACCAAGTATCGCTTCGCCTATACCAAGTGGATAGATAGTTCTTAAATTCTTTCTAAAGAGTTCAAATACAACTATCGGGCAGGAATAATAGCCACTCTTTCTGAGTAATACAGTATCGCCTTCTTCCATCCAGTATAAGTCTATATATTTAAAATTGTTCGGAACTAAACCATCTTTCGGATTTTCGCAGATTAAGTGCTTAACATTAAATAATGTCTCATAATCGCCAGCATTATATCTTTCAATAACTCTCTCTGGCAAGATATCTTTTTGGAAATTGTCTACTAGCTGGTCTGCAGTCATACTGAACTCTCTAGCGAGTTTAGTGTATCTGCCTTTACCGTCTATGCCTAAATAGTATTCGCCTATTGTGAGTGGATTAAAGAATATAAAATCGTAATCTCTTTCTTCAACCAACATAACCCCTACACCGTAGTGTATCCACTCAAACAGTGCGCTATATATAGATGGATAGAAATTGCTTCTGGCTAGCAAGTAGTATAAGAACTCTTTGGCATATTCAAGCGCTTTAGAAACGCTTTGCATATCCATATTCTGATAGTCTTTATTAGTCTTATCTGCTACTAAGTCAAACCATCTTGAAGCAGGATTAACAAGGCCGCCATAAAGACCAGCGACAGTGAGTTTCATATAAGTAGTAGGCTCGCTGTCTAATATCTTTTGGTAGTCTATCTTATCGTTCTCTACATTAGCCTTATTTACAGAGTTATCAAAGAGACCTGTGCCGGGGGCAATATAGTCTCTAATATCTCTGTAAGTGCTTTCTTTATTACTATATATAGATTTAAGAGATTTAAAAATCTGTTTGTAAGGGTTATTTTGTTGGTTAAAATTCATTCTAGTCCCCTAGTTTCTGCGCTGTCTTAGTAGTGCCAGTTAATATACTGCGTCTAATAGCGCTTTTCTTTCTTAAAGTATCTGTAATTGTATCACCTTGATTGGTAGCAGTCGGAGCCATTCCTGCTTCGCGTTTTTGTTGTATTTCCATCTGCTTGTTTGCTTCGCGTTGGATTGCTGCTTGTTTATCTGCGGAAGCCATAGATGCGCCCATAGATGCGCCAGCGGCAGCACCTGTTGCGCCTAGTGTAGCCATAGTGCCTGCCCCTACTGCTCCGGCACCTGCTCCTAGACCTAAAGCACCGCCAAGGGCAGCAGCTCCAATACCGCCAGTTAAAGCGGCTAATGCACCTATTCCAACTCCACCTAAAATCTTCTTTGTAGAACCGCCCATATAACCTCCAATAAAGTAAGTGGGGCAGGAGGGATTAGGCCTACCCCACCAGGGACATTACCTAGGCAGTTTGGATGCCGTCAGTGACACCTACATCTAATCTACCAGTGATGGTAGGAGAAGTGCCACCAGTCAAAGTAACATCGAAGTAGCATCTTACATATTTATGTAAGCCAAGAGGCATACGGATTGCGCCCATAGTGCCAACACCCATATCTGTTACGTTTCCATCATTATCAACATTTAATGCTGAGCCAAGTTTGAAGGAACCGTGGTTATAGATTGTCGGGGAACCAGTAGAGAAGTCTTTCACATCGCAAGATTGAATTTTGACTTCAATTTCTGCACCAGTAGGGTCAGCAGTTCCACCAACTGTGAAAGCGGTTTTAACAACACCGACAATCCAGTCTTTACCATTGTAGTCATCGCCACCGAGTTCGAGAGCGATAGCGCTAGTTCCATCAGTTCCAGCAGCATCAGCTGTCAAGGTTTGACCTTCGGATAACATTAAAGATTTATCAAATAACATTTCTAATTCCTCCTAGAATGAAACTGCGTCTTCGTTTTCTTTGATAGCATCTTCTGCTTTAATATGGATACCATCAATGACTAAGTCATATTCAGAATAGCCAGTAGCACCAGAAGATGTTAAGTTGTTGTTCTGGTTAATAGTAGGACCAGTTTGAACTGTAGAAGCCTGTCCACCAGAAGCCAAGGCGCCGTTGCGCAAAGCAAATTTAACTTTTCTGGAAGCATAGGCAACCAATTTGATACCATTAAGGTTTTGGATGCTGTTAAGTGCTTCCATAAATTTGTCATAAAGTGCAGCGCATTTTTGTTTAGAGTTAAGGTCATTAACATTGATGTTAGCAATACGAGCACCGTATCTCCAATCTTGGACACCAAGACCCATTAACCATTCATATTGGTCTTTATATGCAGGATATGTTCCGCCGTTAGCATCAATAACATCTACAGGTTTTCCACCGAAATCATAGTGAGTTATACCTGCCTTTGTTCCTTTAGGGAAGAAAGTAAAGATTTTATTTTTTGCCCAACCAACTAAATAGATGGAAGAGCGGTTTGCATTACCGCCAGCATTGAAAAGGTTACGACCAGAGTCAGCATCTTTATCATTATATCTTGCAGCAAGACCAACGAAAGACTTTTCATTGTCAGCAGCAGAGCCATAGATGATTTTGCCAGCCATTTCTTGAGACATTGCTTCAAGATGTCTTGAGGCTTGTTCTGCTCTTATAACAGCAGATTTGCCACCTTTGTCTGCGACTGCAACATCGGTAAGTGAAACAGTAGATGCTCTACCATAAGTTTCATTGACCACTCTTTGTGTTCCTTTGGAAGGTTGAACGCCTTCGTATGCGCGTCTCCAGGTTACTTCAGGTAAACCAGTTTGGACTGCATATTGGTGACCGCTATCACTGTTAGATTCAATAAGAACCATATCATTGATAATTGGGTCGTGTTGTTGTAATATATTTGCCACGGGTAAAATTGATTCGCCTTTGGCATCAAACATTTTAGCGTGGTCAAATAATGTAAATACTCCAGACATTGTTTTTCTCCATTAAATTAAGAATGAATCTCAAAAGTCTTTGCTAAATCAAGATTCACTTCTTCTGTTTGTTTAGTGTTGGGATTTACTGAATTCTTTTCGAGCACCACATCGCCGATAGCCTTCAGAAATGCCAAAGCCGCTGGAGACTTTAAAGCACCAGCAGGGGCTAAGAGTTCTTGGAACTTGCCGTCCTTATCGAACTGCGCCAAGACTCTGCCGACATTAGTTTCTACATTTTTCAGATTGTCGCCGTAGGTCTTTGTGTTCTCTTCTGCCCATTTGTTCTGTAAGTCCTTTATAACTTGACTCTGAGCATTAAGAGCATCAAATTGAAGTTTAGCAATTTTATTTGCCACTTCAGGCTTAATCCCATTCTCTAAAGCAACTTGTTTGAAGTTCTTAACTAACTCTTTATCGATAAATACATCATCGGTCGGAGTTAAGCCAAGGTTTTCATCGTAGCTGTCTATTGTAAGCTTAGGTTCTGATTGCTGCTTCGATGCTTGTGTCGGTGTCCCTGCATCTGCTGATTTAGGTTCAGTAGATGTGCTATTAGTATTATCTGCAGGTTTAGTTTCTGCAGGTGTTGCAGTAGGTTCTACTGCTTGTGTATTTGTGTTTACTTCTTGATTATTTGTTTGTTCTGCCATATAATCCTCTTCTGTTTATATATAACATTTTTAAATAAATGTCAAGTGTTATACAAGATTTAAGGTATTGATATTAGTGAATGTATCTACAGCGTAGTTAGAATTATCTTCTATATCAAGACCATTATCCTTCTTTATAATCTTATCTTTAAAGCCAGCGAAGGTAAGTGCTAAAGCATCTGCCTCGTCTGGCGAACGGCCAAGTCTCTTTCTAATCTCGTCCTTGCTGCATAGGTATATCTTGCCGTCGTCACTCTTTCTAAGATTGTATTCTATATTTTGTAACTCGCGCTTAAGTTCTACAACCTTCTCATCTTTGGAGTCGCCAAGATAGCCGCCATCTATAAGCCAGTTCTTTAACTTGCCATATATCTCGGCTCTCTTATTGCCGTATGTCTCTGGTATACTGGAACGACCACCAAAATCTACTGGAGCAATAGCCTCATTGCTTTGTCTTGCTATAGCTAATACAGCTTGACCATACCCTCTATCGCAGTAAGCGGTCTTGCAGTTATGCTTCCTTTTGAAATTCATAAACAACTCTGCCAGGTCTAATGGGTCTTTAATGTCTCTATATACCGCTATCTCTTTAATGACTCTACCTTGTCTTGCTACTGCGCAGGCGCTATCTTTACCGCCACCGTTCGGGTCAAAGCCACATACAACTTCATATCTACTATATTCTTCTTCTGTTGGTATAATAACATCTCTATATATCATATCTCTAGTGAAGAAAGCCTTGAATCCAGCACTTCTATCTGGATACCCTAGCCATATACGGTTGTATTCATCTACGGTGAGTCTCTTCTTGTCTTGCTCTTGTTCCTTATAGAGTATGCTGGTAGCAAATTCGTTTCTTTCTACATTGGCATATATTATTAGTCTATCGTCATCTTCGAAGTAGCCAGTAGAATATATATCACCACAGTCATAACAGGTAAAACGCCAGACAGGGTCTTCCTCTAAGACACGGTTAAAAGTGAAAAGTAGTTCAGAGCCTTCTTTACGTATTGTCTTTGATACGACATTAAGGGACTCCATAGAGCAGGCAGAGGCTTCTTCTACCCATAAGATATCAAAGTCTTCATACGCTTTAAGCCTCTCCGCTGAATATGTTCCGCCACTTCCTCTAAAACCCTTAAACATAAAATAACTGCCAGTAGCGAGACATATTATATCCTGGTCAGTTATCTTAAAATATTGCTCTAAATGATATAAGTTAATTAACTCTATAAATAAGTGCTGAACAGAGTCAGAGATACTGTTCTGTATCTCTCTAGCGCACCAGATACGTAACCTCTCACGCATAGCCCTTATTAAAATATACCGCGCTACGTTGTGTGACCTGCCTCCACCCCTGCCACCAAACATAGCCTTCATACGCTTCTTCTTAAATAAAGGCTCGTATATCTTGGCAAGTCTTATACTGACATTATTTGTTTTCTGGTCCGTCTTCTTTTGGTTTTCCATACTCTACATTTATCTGTATCGGCACTATCGTAGCACTCTTCTTCTCCAAATTCATCCTTGCCTCAGTTAGCCTATCTACACGCTCTATTTGCTTCTGTAAGGTCTCTATCTGTAGCCTGGCCCTGTCTATCTTCCTTCTACTGTCATTCTGCGCTGTAGTCTGCTGGCTATCTAAATCTAATCCGTCTGCTAACTTGCGCTGCCTCTCTTGGTAGTCAGCTATCATCTTGTTTCTGGCATCTTCTTCAAGAGCGGCAATCTCTTCATATTCCTCTCGCCATTTGCGCCAAGTGTAATAAGAACATATACCATCTATCGCTTGTTCTATAGTCTTCCCTTCCCTTAACTTTGTGTATACCTTCTCTAAATCACTTGTCTTTGGCGGAGCTTTATATATCATTCCCTTCTGCTCTGCCCATCTGCTCATATCAAGCTTTCTGCGTATAACTTCCCTTTCATAAGCTTCTTGTGTAATTAAAGCATCGTTGTTGTTAACAACTACCGCTTCTACCACAGCTTCATTATCTTGTTCTTCATTATTGTTCTCTAGTAATTCTGTCATACATCCATATTATAGCCATATATACAATATTTGTCAAGTCTCTTTTATGATAGGGGGGTAGGTTATTCTATTATAAAAAGAATGCTTTTTTGGCTGATGATGGTGTTGGTTGGTGTGATGGTTGATGTTGGTTGACTAGTGTTGGTTGGCTGGCGTGATATTGGGTTCCCTTTTTTGGATGAATGGAACCGCGCGTGCGTTCGGGGGTAGCAGTCGTCTAAAAAGAATGCTTTTTGATATGCTATACTATATGTGCGGTTGAAAAAGCACCGCTAATTTAAAACAAGGAAAAACAAACACAATGATAACAAACATAATTATAGTATTAGTAGTTATATCTTTTATAGGTTTTAGCAATATATTGATATTGCGTAAAGCGTCTAACTTAGTATGCAGAAAATACGCAGAAGATATATATAATAAAGCAGATAAAGAATATAACAAAAATAAATAAATAGAATAAAGGAGTATGAAAAATGAAAAAAAATAACTATAATGAGGAAATAAACGAAACAACCGGATATTCTGTGTTTAGCAGTGAACAAGAGTATCTTCAAGAGTGGGCAAAAGAGAACGCACAAGAGCAGACGGGAAATATAGTCGCAGATATTGTGTATAATAAATTATGCTCTAATGGCAATTTATTTATAATTGCTAAAGATTATGCTAACCGCAGTTATACCGCCTTTTTAAGCCCAGCGCTTGCCCTTGAAATTGATAGTAATGCAGTTAAGGCAGTTATAGAAAAAACACCAAAAGGTATAGAATATACCGCCTCGCTTGATTGGTCAGATAAGTTTTTAATTAGTCTAAATAATAAAAAAGTTAGACTATTTAAAAGCAATAACGGAAAAACTTATGATATTATAGAGCTATGGTAAATTAGCACAATATCACAAAACACACAAAAAGCCCTTTATATTCAATTATAGAGGGCTTTTATTATTTTAATAATATAATATACTATACTATAATAAAAAACTATTTAAAAGCATTATAATAATAATTATAATAATTATAATAATATATAATAAATAATATAATAATTATAATAATATAATAATAAAAACAAGCCCCCATATATTATATTATTATAATTATAATAATAAATAATATAATAATAAATATAATAATAATATAATAATATAATTATAATAATATAATAATTATAATAATAATAAATATAATAATAGAGCATATAAGATAATATAAAAGCAAATATAATGCTAGATAACATATAATATGCTACTTATTTACTGTATATGCTAACTAATAATAAAAGAAAATAAAGAAAATATAAAAAGAAAAAAAGAAAAAACTTTTTTATTATTTTTTATAACGCAAGTTCCATTGTATATATAAAATAAATATATTTAGTATTTTAAAAATAAACGCAAGTTCATTATATATTATTATAAATATATATTATATATATAAATATAATATATATAATAATAATATAAAAATAAATAATAAATAATCAAATAGCACCTTAAGGTGTATATGGAGGTATATATGAATAAAAATAAACTTATTAAAGAAATATTAAAACTAGCAGAAGAAGGCTACGAAGTAAGTAGACAACACAATAAAATGCTCAATAAATACAAACTAAACGAACTTAAAAATCTTAAAGAAAGTTTGACATTAACTATTGGTTTGGCTAAAGTGCAGTTAGAGATAATAAAAAATAAATAAGGAGACATAATATGAAAATAACACTAGAAATCAATAATAAAGCAATAAATGCGTTTAAAAAGGCTTTTAACAATATTACTAAGCCTTATATTAAGAAAGCAAGAAAAGCTTATAAGAAAGCAAATATCGCTAAAATAAGCGATAATGTAAAAGATAAGCTGAACAAATTAAATAAACAAACAGATAACACATTAAAAGTTATTAAGAAAAACATATCTATAAAAATGGAGAAATAATATGGATAAAGAGATTTTAGTGCTATCTATTATGCAATTTGCTATACAACTTGGTATGTATCTATTTATTGCTAAATGGATATTCTTATTGTTTAAATACTTCAAAAAAGAGTTTGATAATGCTGCTGGAGTGTATTATGCTTATAGTGCAACACTGTTTGCCATAAACATTGCAATATCCTTATTTGTAAGAATATTTACAAGTGCTGGATATAAATCTGGTATATCTAACTTATTTGCATCATTTATGTTAGCATTTATAATGTCTTTTTGGGTATTAGCACTAAAATTAAATAAAGATAAATAATGGAGTCAAAATATGGATGAAAAAGAAATAAAAGAATATTATGGTTCTATTGAGAACTATGAACTTATGATGGAGGAGGAAGTTATAAATGACTAGAGAAACTAAAGTGTATCTTAACACAATAGAAGATTTAACTAAAGCGTTAAGTGATGGCAAAATAGTTTATGAAGATTATAGAAATGGAACTAAACGAGAATATAAGATGATGAACAATATAATCGTAGAAAAGCACGAAGATGATGACGCTTATTTTTATGTTAACTATGGCTTCGGATTTAATCCTAATATATATTACATTAAAGAACAAGCGCCAATTAAAATAGAAGTAGGCAAGTTTTATAAAACAAGAGACGGCCATAAAGCTATTTGTATAGGCTCACAAGCATACGAAGATGATGATAGTGTATATAAAATGTATTTTGGAGTTATAGGGCAAACAGAAACATTTTGGACTAATATAAATGGAAATTTTTATAACTATAAAAGACAATATTGTTATGATATAGTAGATTATTGGGAGGAATAATATGAATAAAAAAGAATCGCAGAGGTTATATTGGCGTAAACATTTTGCTGAGATTAAAGCAGACCCTGCAAGATATGAAGAATATAAGAGAAAAGAAAGAGAGCGTGTAAGAAGATACAGGCTAAGACTTAAATCAGGAGGAATAAAAATGGATAAAAAGACACTAAGCAATGATGTTGAAGAGCTTAAAAAAGAAATTAAACGACTTAAAACGAAAGAAGCTGGTCGTAAGTATTATGATAAGCTCAAAAAAGACCCAGAGAGATATCAGAAGTATCTGGCACGTCAGAGAGAGAAAGCAGCCAAGCGTCAAGCTGCTAAGAAAGTAGAGAAAATTACACTACTTGCCGCAGCGCATAAAGTAACAGAGCAATCTGAGACTATTAAGCCTATTGACTTATCTGATTCTATTAAAGAACTTGACATAAAGCCTTTTGTAGATATTAAAGAATCAGAAGACAAACATTCTGTAGGCATAGCAAAACCAACACTAGATGAAGCATATCATAACTTTAGAGAGAAGATTAGAAAGTATTTTGCAGATGTTACAGCAGAATATAGCATATTAAACGCTTTTGAGTTATATATGAACGTTTATAAAGAAGATTTGTTAAATAAAATAAAAGAGTTGTTTAACAAATAGCATAATCAGCCACAGTGCATTATGCTAAATTAAAATGGAGGAAGACGCAATGAATACATATGTGTTCAAAGATGATGTAGTAAACACTACACTCAAGCCAGTTATGCCTGAAGAAGGAGCGAGAGTATTAGTAATCAATGATATTCAACCTTCCATATCCATTCACGGATGGAAGACGCTTATTATCGTGTTTGATTACAATGGCTATCAGTTCAGCCAAACTTTCGCTGACTGTGATTATGACGAGAGATGTTCCGAGGAAAGAGCAATGATTAGAAAAATTGCCAGTATCAACGGCAGCATCCAAGTAGGCGATAAAGTTGCTTGTTTGATTGGTCATAAGTACAGTTCTAAGCATAACTTAAACTGGCCTGTTGTGTTAGATGTCGATACGGTAATCAGATAATAAGCTGGTTATCAATATGTCTTCATAGGGGCTGTATCAGGTATATGGCCCCTATTAGATAGATGGAGGCGAATATGAATGAAAAAGAAAGAATGAACTATGATTTAAGACTTATATATAAGTTATTAAAACAAATGGATTTTAAGTGCAAAGAAGGCGATGAATGCAATTGGCTTATAAAAAATGCTAAGAGCTCATTAAGAAGATATATAAAAGAAAGCATTATAGAAATAGTAAATAATGGCGATATGCGGTATTCTGTAAGAAACTCATACGACGGCAGAACATATAATGCTTCAGAGTACTATGCAGATTCGTTTTTACAGTTCCTTAGAACTGGTGATGATAAGCTACTTCGCAGAAAGGACATCTGGATATATTTTAATAAAATGTATTACAATAAAAACGAATTCTTCTTATTTGAAAATAATATTTATAACAAAAACGAATATTATTTATATGATAATAAGCTCTTTCCGTTAAAAGATTTAATTAAGATAAATTCATATAATGACAATATAGAAGAATATGTCGCTTGTAAAGACGAAAATATAGGTCTTGACGAAGTAACTAGCGAGATTAACTGCCAAGATAATGAACCCTATATACAGATATATCCAATGTTCTATTATACAATTAGAGCAACATCAAATGCAGCATATCCGTTTGTTAAATATAAAGGCAAAAGAATTATTGTAAAGAAACAGAATGAATACTATACTAACTATCTGCAAATACCTTTAAGATGTGCTAGCGACTTTACAATAGATATGTCTTTTGACGAGCTAAAACAGAAATTAAAAGACAGAGGATGCACAAATATAAGTGATATATATTTCCCATACTCTCTCAGTAAAAGTCTTAGCTCATCAACAATAGGAAAGTTATTTAAGAAATGTATCGGTGGAAGCAATAGTTATATGAGAACAGTCGATATATTTAAGCTAGGCAAAATGTTTAAATTCTTTGCTGGTATGGCGACTATTTAGGAGGCAAATTATGAATAAAAAAGAATGCAGTGAATATAGAGAAGCTAGAAAGAATACTATATGTCAGTTTAATAGAGCTTATGATAATTATGTCTCTTGTGATTATTTATCAATTAGAAGATTTTTGCCTAAAAATTATGAAAGCCCATTAAACGGTATTGTAAATACAGATGATTTCGGCATAGCAAGTGAATTTATTAAGTCTTTGTTATGCTATAAAAACAATCAGTTTTATATTGCAAAAGACCCAAAGGAACCGACGATGATTATATTTGCAAGTAAGAAACAATATCTTAGAGCAAAAGCGTTGCAATTAAAGAATAAGAAATTGCTGCCGTATTGCATTAAAGAGATTGTTAAAACTAATGCGAGCTTGCTTAGATTATTAAAGCAGGCTATGGAATATAATATGTATGCAGAGTTCTTGCAATATATAAAAAACGATGAAGTTCTTCTTGATTTCTGTAAGCATCTTATGTCTTTTAGTGGTAATATAGAAATAAGAAAAGAAGATATACAAAAGTGCTATGATTTAGATATACCGCCATCAAGTTATGGTTCTGGCAGAAGATTTGCTGTCAGTAGTTGTATGAAACACCATAAAGTAGGCAAGTTCTACGATAATTTTAATGTAGAAGGATATATGGTTAGCAGACTTGGTAGAGATATTGGAAGATTCTTGGTGTGGACTATGGCAAATGGCAAGAGATATGTAGATAGACTATATATCACTGGTGAATTTGCAGAAGAAGCATTAAATGCTATTGACGAGCAGTTTAAAGATGCAGAAAAATATCCGCAGAGCCCATCATCTTGGATTGAGTCTAAAGAAGAGTTAGACTTCAGCAGAGTAGCATTTCCATATATAGATACATTCTTTAAGTGGGTGGTTAATGAAGATAATGCAAAGGATATGTTCTTGGTTAGAGATATAAAACCTATACAAGACCCAGATTCTTGTTATGAAACTAAAGATATGCACTACACATCACCTGCACTTAAAAGTCCAATAATAAGATGCAAGAGATGCGGCGCTTTGCTGACAAGTTCTTCTAATAGAAAGACATTGCATACAATATTATGCGAAAAGAACTTAAAAGGTAAACGCTTAGAGAAAGTTAAGAAGTTAAATGATATAATTAAAAACTTTAAGAAAGATTTAGAGGAGGCAGAAAATGAAAAACAAGCTCTTTGGTGATTATAAATCTATTTGGAGTGTAAGAGAAAACACTCTTGAGACACTATATAAGTATATTAAAGACTATAATATAAGTGTCGATGGTGCTTACAATATAACTGTTAGTAATGCCAAGAACGATGGGGCGTTGCCGGTGTATTGCTGCCATCTTGATACAGTGCACAAAGGTTCACCAGAGCCGGTGCTTATTAAAGATGATATATTAACATCAAGAAATGAGCACGGTATTGGTGGTGATGATAAGTGCGGAATAGTAGCGTGCTTAGAGTTGCTGAAGAAACTGCCGTGTAAGGTTATATTCTTCCGTCAAGAAGAAGTAGGCTGCCTTGGTGCTATGAGATATAACTGTAAAACTTTAAGACATAATAAGTTTATTATAGAAATAGACCGTAAAGGCAATAAAGACTTGATATATAAATATATCTCAGTCGATATGTGCTCTGATGAGTTTAAAGAGTATGTAAATAGTTGCGCTAAAGACTTCGGTTATGAAGAATCTAACGGGTTATATACAGATGTCTCTAAACTTGGAGCAAGTGGTATCAGTAGAATGAATATATCTGCTGGCTATTATCTTCCGCATACATTTAGAGAGTATGTTGTATTGTCCGAGTTAGAAAAAACAATAGAACTATGCTATAATATCGGTAAGAACTGTGATAAACAATATGCTTATAAGGTTGTAGAAGTAAAGGAAGAAAAAAGTTATCAGGGCCCATTGTATGTGTTAGGTGCTACAACTGAAGCAGAAGAAGATAACTTGCCGTGGTATAAACAGAAGGAACTATTTTAGGGGAGGAAGAAAAAATGAACGAAGATTATTTCCATTTAAATAATTGCAAAAAATGTGGTTCAGACCTTGTCTGTTATGACGAAAAGTTATTTTTAAAAGATGGTGTTTGGGGCGGAACCGTTAAAAAACATAAAGCATTATGCCTTAATTGTAAAAATTCTACTGGCTGGTATGAGAAAGCAGAAAAAGCACGTGATGCCTGGAATAAAGGTATGACTAAAAAGAAATCTCCAAAAAAGGCAGCATTCACCGCAAAGTAAATTGAAGCTTCAAAACAAGTTCTTCTTTTAGTTGCGGCAAATGTGGCGTCGGCCCGTAAGAAAGGAGTATTTAAAGACGGCGAGGGTGAATTTATGTTCATTGTTGCAAACACTATTGAGGAATGGGAGAAAATAAAAAGGAGCAGTAGATGCTTGGAACAAAAGGAGTTAAACTATGGACTTAAAAGATTATAAAAGAGTTACAAAAAACAAATTTAAAGAAATGGATTGCGATTTAGAAATTTGGGGAGGCAGCGGTTGGGCTAGATTAAATTATAATTTGGTTGAAAAATTTAATTTAGAACAAATAAACAAATTAAGTGTGTTTTCTTTAAATGAATATCTTATCTTTGTGTTTGGCAAAAATGAAGATAAGAAGATGGTTTATAATTCTGGGCAAAGTAGAGGTGTTTATATTAAAGATAATCCTGACCTAAAAGGGAAATATAAACTTATGACTTTTGAAACAGATAAAGAAAATAATAAAGTTTATTTAAAATTCAAGAAAATGGAGTTTTAAAACTATGGCAGATAAAGAAGAAAGAATTTTAATAACTAAAGTAAGTGGCGATTGTAGAAACTTACGATTTATGGATGATAATGCAGAATTGGCAGGAATTGAACCAGGATATTATTGTGCTGCTTATCCACACGGCGGATGGGAAAAGATAGACCAAAAAGAATGCGAGAATTGCACGAGAGAAAAATACTTAACAGGCATTACACGCCAACAGGCAATAGAGGTTATGGCAAAAGCGATGTTTGAGTGGCAAAGACCAGGATGCAGAGGTGATGTGCCTATTGAAGATGTTTGGAACAATGAACAAGAAGGATATGAAAAATTAGCCGAAGTAGCACTTAACGCTCTTTTGGAAGGAGGGAAGTAATGAAAAAAGTTATATTTGATTTAGACGGAACTATAGCACTAATAGACCATAGAAGGCATTTTGTTGAAGGAAAAAATAAAGATTGGGATATGTTTTTTAAAGCGTGTGTAAATGATGAACCTAATAAACCTGTAATAGAAATATTAAATATTTTATCTTTAAAAGGTTATATTATTATAATTGTTTCAGGCAGGTCTGCTGATATGAGAGATAGGAATTTTACTATATATCAAATTAAAGGAGTAAATAAATATGAAACGCTGGCACACTAATAAGACACAACCTTTAGGGTTAAGAAGTGGAGACATTATTGTCATTTGGAATAAGACAATAGAGAATATGGTTGTGATTGATAGAGTAGAAATTTGCACCGCTGATATTAACGAGTTTAATCAATTATATTTGATAAATATAGGTCTATGGAAAGATGTAAAGAAAGATATAAAGTATTGGGCATATGCGGATAAATATTTTGAAAAGGAGTTAAATGAATGAAACTAAAAGATTTGTTTAAGCCAAAAATAGTTGAAAAAATTGTCTATAAAGAGCCGGAAATAAGACAAGGTTGGTTTATTAGAGAAGCAGGGCAAAACCCATTATGCTGTTTTTGGTATTGCGTTCTAATGTCTTTTGATTTAAAAGATGAAGACGGAAATGCTAAATTTGTTTATGTTGAAGATTGCGATACTTTTAATGAAGCGATTACATTAGCAAATAGAAAAGCAGAAGAAATGGAAAAAAGTTTTTATAAGGAGAATTTAATAAAATGAGCAAAGTATATATTGAAGATATGAAAATGCCAAAAGGGTGTTGTGATTGTCCTTTTTACGAAATTGGAACAAGAAAAAATGATTTTTACAGCAGATGTGTTTTAAATAATGCTTATTTTGTAATTGATTATAATAGCAAAAATAGAGGCGAGTATTGCCCTTTAGTGGAGGTGGAAAATGATTAAAACAATAAATATTTTAGGAACAAATTATAATATATATGAAGTAGATTATATATCTAATGATAAAGCAGGCAAGACTGATTTTATAGAAAAAAATATTTATATATTAAGAAAAGCAGATTGTAAAGATATACTTCTAAGACACGAAATAACACACGCTTTCTTTTATGAATGCGGACTAGCGTGTTATGCTAATGATGAAATACTTGTTGACTTCTTAGCATTAAACTTATATAAACTAAAGCATACTATTGAGAAAGCAAAAAACGATACGACCAAGTAGTGCTTTGGTTTGTTTAAAACTAATAGGAGGAAATATGAAAGAAAAAGATATATTAACAAAGTTGTTTGATGCTGTTTCTGAAGAAGCACTGAACAATACACCATTTGATATGAGTAACGAAGATTTTTATAAACGGACTTATTATCTCGGTAAAGCAAATGGCAGAATAGAAGCGTTTTTGCAAGTGATGAGGATTATTAGTAAATTGCGAAAAGAGCAAGGTGACTAGTGCGCCTATTCAGCCTGGTCTTAGCAGGTGCTCGAGAACTAGGACGACTCGCTGGCGGTCGACTCAAAGCCAGCACACTTTGGAGGATATATGATTATATGGAATAAAGACAAGAAGTTTGAGATTGTAAAAAATAATCCTAATATTGCAGAGAAAGATAAAGCATTTATTAAAGGATTATTTGATGTAGCAAGCAAAGTAGATTTCGGTAAAGTTGGCAGGTCAGAGATGTATCTGTTCGGCGAAAGCTCTTTTCCTAGATGCACAAGTGTTCTGCAGATGGACGGCACTAAAGCAGGCGCATTAATGGAATGGGCTAAGAGAGAGACTGTTGCTAAGATGAAAGATATGTTATCTATATTTATTGATAAGCCATTAAGTGTAGATGATATAGAAGATATAGCAGATAAATCTCTTAAAGAATCTGATAGACAGCGTGATGAGGCAGCTGATACTGGAACAGATGTCCACGACAATATAGAACATTGGCTTAATAAAGAGCCATTTATTGAAGACGCCAGATTAAATATCTTTAAGAAGATATGGGATGGCGAAGGTGTTCAGTTGATTGCTACAGAAATGCCAATAATATATATTGACCCATTAACTAAGCAAGGTTATGGTGGCAGATTAGATATCTTGGCGTATAAAGACGGTAAGTTTATAATCTATGATAATAAGACAAGTAAGTCTGTTCATCAGGGATATGGATTGCAGACTGCGGCATATAAGCAGGCAGTTGAGCAAATGTCGCACGGATGGGTAGAGATAGATAAGATTAAGATTATACATCTACCAGACGAAAGTAAGCTAAGTGAAAGCCAAATGAAGTCGTATAAAAAGTTAGGAAATCTCGTAGAAATTAAAAATATTGAACAGGCAACAGAACATTATATGATATTATTAAAACAATACTATATGAGAAACAATAAGTATTATTAAGGAGGATGATATGAAAACAAAAAGTTATGACGAAGATGTATTGCAGTATATATTAGATAATGGTAGTATTACTAGTATGGAAGCAATTATTAACTTTGGTTGCACGAGATTATCAGCTGCCATATATAGATTGCGCCAGCTAGGATATAAAATAGTATCTGAAAGAGAAACATTTAAGAACAAGCACGGACATACTGGCTCGTTTTGCAGATACAAATTGACAGGAGTAAAGAAATAATATGGACGAAAAGAAACAAGTAAATGTAATACAAATAGAAGTAAAAAGTGATAAGTTCGGTGTTAGAAAAATATTAACTGCTGACGATGGAACAAAGTATAATGTAAAGCAAGAGAAGAAATTCTATTCTTCTGTAACTGCTAACGGACTCTATGAGTTTACAATGTCAGAGTTCCAAGGTAAGCCTTATGTAAAATGGGCTAAGTTATTAAAAGCAGCAAATGGCGCTACACCTGCCACAGTTACTCAGCCTAAAACTGCAACTGGTATTGCTATGATTAAAACTGACCCAGATAAGATGGCATTTGAGAAAAGAAAACAAGATGAAATCAGACTTGAGTTCTATTCTAACTTAGCCAAAGATGTGCTTATCCATAACGGCGAGAAAGTTATATCTGCAGAAATGATTATGACTTTTGCCGAAGAGCTTGCTAAGATTCACTGCCAAATATTAGACGGCAAATCTGCTAAGGCTAGAGAGATAGAGAAAGTATTCAACGATGAGCAGAATACTGGCTCAGAACCTTTTGGTGGCTAGGTATGACAGTAGAAGAGTATGTAAAGAAAGATATAGATTATCTTAATCCTAATGCTCTTGCAGAAGATTTGGCTATGACCTCGGCTATGTATTATACCGCTAGTTCTAAACTCGCTGAGCTCACTAAACAATACACAGATGCTTTAGCAACAAAGATGTTAGAAGCAGAGACAATGCAAATAAATGCTAAGGCAAAAGAGCAAGTAGCCAAATCTAAATGCTCAGACATAAAGGAGTTAGTGGATAAGGCAGCCTCAATAATCTATTCTTTAGAGATGAGGCAGAAGACTCTTATTACTCTTATCTCTAAAGCAAAAGAGGAAATGAGAATGACACAAGGAGGTTAATATGCCTTCATATATACTAAGAGTCTTATTAGGAAGACTGCTATATATTGTATCTGGAGTAATAACATTTATTACAATATATAAGATTAGAGAAAAGTTGGAGGAAAAGAAATATGGCACAGAAATTCGTGTTAATAAAGATAGACGAAAACGCTGTTGATGAATGCGGTAAAGAAATAAGAGTGTTCCCAGAACATTTACTGTCACTTGGTGCAGTTAAATATATCATAGATAAGCTTCTATTAGGTGACTAGTATGAAAAAAGCAAATAAGACCGGTCTGATTTGCGATAAATGTCCTCAGTTCAGTAGAGGGACTTGCCTAGTGTTTAGCGTTAACATAAATAAATATGGCAAACCTAAGGAGTGTAAGTTATGCAGATAACTCTTGATACAGAATTATACTCAAGTAAAAACAGTAAAACGTTTATAAGATTAAAAAACGGCAGAACTGTATTAGTGAAATCTAAGCAGGCTGCTAAGCAAGATAAAATACTTAAGGAATTGTTAAATAAACCTAACATTAGAAAAGTGTGGGTTAATATGATTTCAAATAAAACATACCCAATAAAGCTTGGTATCTATATCTATAGAAGAACAAGAGTTAAGTTTGATTATATAAATATAGTGCAAGGATTGTTTGATATGTTAGTAAAGGAGGGATACATACCAGACGATGACTCTAATACTATTATACCTGTGTTTCTTGGACACGAGGTAGATAAAGAAAACCCAAGAGTTATATTAAGTATATTATGATTTACTGGCACTTCCCTCCACAAAATAAGCAACTAAGCACACTACACCCCTAGCTGCCAGTCTAGGGGTTTTATTAGGAGGTAAATATGAAAATAATAGAGATAACATTTCCAGAACCGTTTGATAAGATAATGTCAGAGTGGTTAGAGTATAAGAAATCTATTAAGCATCCATATAAAAATGAGATATCAGTAAAGAAATGTTATAACAATCTCTTAAAGATGAGTAATAATGACCCTGTTGTAGCGCAAGAGATTGTTGACCAGAGTATTGGTAATGGCTGGTTAGGATTGTTTCCAGCTAAAAAGAAGAACTATGATATACCAGCTAATGGTACTGATGTGGATGCAGTATTAGAGTATATGCTAACTAAAGAAGATATCAAAGATGATATGCGCAGGGAAGCATATAAGGTCAAGTATAACTATGTGGCCTCTAAATTGCTTAAAATTGCGCGTAGCGTGGATTTTGCAAAGCAGGCTATAGACATATACCCTAAGCTACCGAAATGCCCACAGACTTGGGATTTGTGGACATTAGTTAGAGACTTTGATTTTGTGTTAACTTACTTAGAACAACAAAAGAAGAAAGAAACAGACAAGAACTTTACTCTGGCTAATATGGTTATGGAGG